CGAGAGCTTTATCTTTGCGCCTAAAGCGGTGGATCTCGACGATCATGAACATGACAGAACGAATATTGAGTTGGCGGTCGCGGGTATTGAAAATTATACGATTCGTGATACCTTTAACACTCTCCAACTCCTTCAAACGGGCGGCCTCGCGGGGTCTCTTCTGACTGTTGACCCACTGCGTCAGCGTCTGGCCACCTCCACCTATACGTTACCGACACAATGGCAAAAGACAAAACACTTAAATACCGCACCGCTCAGTTCGACGGCATCCACGAGATTGGGAGCGGGATTGACCGACTCCACGCCTACATTTCGGAGACTCTTTCTGACGACCGCTGGGCATGATACCCTGACGTATGGAAAGGGTCGACCGGCGCCGCGTCCCAATGATGTCGAACAATGGATGATTCCTCGTAATATGTATCTTGCGCTTCTCCAGCAAGCGAAGATTGAAGTCGTGTTGCCTGGTCATCCACTGGTGCAGATTGGCGATGTCGTGCAGTTTGATTTGCCCGCCGCGGCCATGAAAGATCACTCCACCTCAGAAGTGGATCGCGTCTTTTCCGGCCACTATCTGGTCACGGCCTGCCGCCATAAGATTGATCGCGAGAAACATGCCTGCGTGCTCGAACTTGTGAAAGATTCTATGGTCAACGCCTTTGCGGCACCCGCAGAACTGAATACCTCACTTAAGAAAGTCAAAACATTATGAGTCTTCAGATTCCCTACATGGGCCATGATGGGTTTATCTGGTGGATGGGGGTGGTGGAGAATCGGTTGGACCCCCTGAAGCTGGGACGCTGTCAGGTTCGCATTGCCGGCGCCCATGTGTCAGATAAAGTGCTCATTCCCACGGCCGATCTGCCCTGGGCGCATCCGCTGATGCCTCTGACGGATTCCTCGATGCTTCGCGTGAAGGAAGGGGATTTTGTCATGGGTTTCTATCTTGATGGTGACTCGGCGCAACATCCAGTCATCATGGGCATTCTTCCAGGTATTCCAGATTCTTTGGCTCCTGCGACGCAAGGATTTGCGGATCCTCGCACCACTGATGAGCTTTCGAAGGCCCCACGTCCACCCAAGTCACTCACCATTCCCACCGTTGGAGAAGGGGTCAAGGTCACCGAATTTTCTGGCGCACAACGCTATCCCAATTTCCTCAATGAACCCACGACCTCACGTCTGGCTCGCAATGAATCGATCACCGAGACCATCGTCGACGACAAGACCAAGAATCTCACCAAGAATATACCTATCGCGGGTGGCGGCACGTTCAACGAGCCTCCTACACCCTATCGTGCCCTGTTTCCCTATAATCAGGTCATTGAAACGGAATCGGGGCATGTCATTGAGTATGATGACTCACCAGGCGGAGAACGCATTCACTTCTATCATCGGTCGGGTACCTTTGTCGAAATTCATCCCACGGGCACGATGGTCACCAAGGTCTCAACCGATGCCTATGAAGTCGTCTTGTCGGACAAGTATCTCTATGTGTCGGGTGATTGCAACATCACTGCCAATGGCAATATGAACTTCAAGGCCACACAGAATATGACGCTCGAAGCCAAGAACATCACTCTGCAGGCTCTTGGGGGATTCATCAAGGAAGAAGCCCTTACGAACATCACTCTTCAAGCGCACACGGGACAGGGTCTCTTTCAGACCGACGCGGGGTCGCTGACACTCTATGCCGGTGGGACAGCTACGATTCAGGGCGCCTCAGAACAATTCCATCCTGGCATCGGTCCTCCCATTCCGATTCGCACGACCAATGATACCGCCACGCCGTTGTCGATTCAAGAACAACTGACGACTGACTCAGAACAGAAATTGATTGCGCTCGAAGGCGCCGAAGCCCCCGTCGATGGGGGAGCCAATCCGGTGAATGCCGCCTCACTCGAGGCCCCAGATGCGCCACCATCGGTTGCGTCGCTCCCCGTGAGTGCAAGCAGCAAGCCCTCAGAATCAATCTCTACACCTGCCCCAGAGAAGAGAACTCCACCCACGACCTGTCCTGGAGTCGCGGTGCCACCGATTGATTATGATCTTCAACTTTCGACACGATTTAAGTTAAAACATCTCACCAGAGATGCGATGTACAAGCACTTTATTCCTGATGCGGGACAAGGTGAGCTCACGGCGGGAGACCTGGTCTGTAATCTAAAGGCCCTCTGCACCGAGATTCTCGAACCCCTGGCCAATCAGTATCCTGGCTTTCGCATTAACTCGGCGTTTCGCGTTCAATCTGGAACCTCGCAACATAGTAAAGGTGAGGCGGCTGATCTACAATGGCCAGGCTATACCACCGCACAACTCCATCAGATTGCGCTCTGGATAAAAGACAATCTTCCGTTTGATCAACTCATTTTTGAATATGGCACGTCTGCCTGGATTCATGTCAGCTTCAAGCGCAGTGGCAATCGTTCGGTGGCGGCAGGGAATAAAGTCTGTTCCTTCCGATCTGAGGGGTGGCCGAATGCCATCAGAAAAGGTGGCACCTATGCGGGGGGCCTTATTCTCTTGGCCGACCGATCACACCAAACGACTGGTGGTGGAGGGATTACCTTTGTCTAGAGGAACTAAATAATGCCAGGAGTCTGCCGATTGCTCGATACCTGCACAGGTCATGATGGATTTCCCTCGCGGAATCCTCTCGTGGGATCGACCACGACCTTTATCAATGGCTCTCCAGCCGTCAGAGTCTCTGATGCCTGGGACGCGCATAGTGATGGCCTAACGACTCATGGCGGTCAAGTGCTTACGGGTTCGTCATTCACCTTTGTCAATGGATCTTCCCTCTGTCGAGAGGGAGATGCCTTAGATTGCGGGTCTCAGATTCTGACCGGCTCCACCACGACCTTCGCAGGATAACGTATGGCCTTTGGACTCTCAACAGCAGATTTACCGACAGGATCGACGATCCTGAACAGTATGAGAAGTGTGGTGCCCGCGGCGCCTCCAATTCTGGCTGCAGGACAGGCCAGCCTGATTACCACCTTATCGGATACCGCTCGATCCGCGCTCTTTCAGAATCCGGTGTCTGACGCGATCTCCTCACTGTCGGGATCCGTCACCGGACTTCAAGCAAAGGTCACCTCCATTGCGGCCGATGTGACAGACCCTCGACAAGCGGATGCGGTGACGATGCTGGCCGGGACGACTTTCTCGGATCTCACGACCGGCCTCACTAACTTTTCCACCCATACGGGTAGGCTGTCGGGAACGCTCCAAGGACTTGGCGTGAATGTGCCAGGACTGGACAGTGTGCTGAGTGTCTCCAAGCAAATGTCCACCTATTCAAATCTCCTCTCGGGAGCGGGCGATTGTCTGCAGATGGCAGGAGCGATGACGGGTCTGTTCTCGACAGAAGCTCTGGGTGGGCACACCGATACGATCAATAATGCCCTGTCGAAGCTCAATAACGGGATCAATACCTTCGCGGAACTCACTGCGCAGGTCTCGGGCATCAAGAATCAGATTGCCACGATTATTGCGAAGGACACGCAATTCCTGACGAATTCGATTTCTCAATTGAAGACGATCGTCACCTCGTCCATTCTGGCGGCCGCCGCCTCTGACCCCTGTGGGCGATTTATTTTGACGCAGGTCGGCTCGGCAGGACTCCTCTCAAAAATTCCTGGACTGTAGGGTATAAATAGGTCTATGGCACGCTACACCGATCTGGATCTGAATTTCACAAGGCATCCGGTCAAGAATGACCTGGTGCCGCGCACCGATGAGAATGCCGTGGTGTATGCGGTCAGGAATCTGATTCTCACCAACCATTATGAACGACCATTTCATCCTGAAATTGGATCGAACATTCGCAAGATGCTCTTTGAGCCGCTTAGTGAATTTACCGCCAAGAGCATTGCACGGCTGATTGAAGAAACGATTCGAAACTTTGAACCTCGCGCACAGGTGCAACGGATTGATGTGCTTCCCGCCTTTGACCAGAATGCCTATACGGTGCGGTTCGAATTCTTCTTGGTGTCCAATCCGAAACCGATGACAGTGGAGTTTCTCCTCGAAAGGGTGCGATAAATGGCTAATAAACTTGTGGTCTCAGAACTGGATTTTGAATCGATCAAGACCAATCTCAAGACGTACCTGCAGGGGCAGACGACGTTTCAGGATTATGACTTTGAGGGATCAGGGATGGCGGTGCTCATTGACCTCCTGGCCTATAATACCCACTATGCGGGGTATTACAGCAACATGGTCGCCAATGAAATGTTTTTGGACACCGCACTGGTGCGTAACTCGATTCTGTCTCATGCCAAGACCCTGAATTATACACCCGTGTCTCGACGAGGTGCGGTGGCCAATGTCTCCGTGGTGATCACGCCTCCAGGAGGCAACACGCAGACCTCTCTGACAATGGATCGCTTTCAGACCTTTCTCTCAGGACCCGTCGATGGCGTGAACTATTTGTTTATTACGACTGAAAGCACGACCGTCACCAAGGAGGCCAATACCTTTTCGTTTAAGAATCTACATCTGACGCAGGGCATTCCCCAACTCATGACGTTGACCTATAATCAGGCGGTCAATACGGCCAATACCTTTATCTTGCCGAATGATGACATTGATACCTCGTCGCTCTTAGTCATCGTACAAGAATCGTCAGCGAATACCACCTCAACGACCTTTACCTCGACGTCAGATATTACCACGCTGACGGCCAATACGACCTCGTACTTCCTGACCTGTGGAACGGATTCCAAGTATGCCGTCACCTTTGGCGATGGCGTGATTGGCAAGAAACTCGCCAATGGAAACATTGTCTTGGTCTCCTATCTGACCACCGATGGGGCGCCCGCCAATCTCGCGAACACCTTTACGACTGATTCGATTGGGGGATTTACGACCATCACGACCACGTCTCAGGTGGCCGCGGCGGGTGGAGCCGAACGGGAAAATCTGGATGCCATCAAGTTTCATGCGCCCCTGGCCTATACGTCTCAGAATCGTGCCGTGACGCTCTCAGATTATGAGACCTTGATTCCTACGCTTTATCCGAACATTGAGTCTGTCAAAGTCTGGGGTGGAGAAGATAATGATCCTCCGATTTATGGCAAAGTCTTTATCGCCTTTCAACTCAAGACCGGCTTTGTGATTAACGAAGTCGAGAAAACACGCATTCTGAATGATCTGATTGGGCCCAAAGCCTTGGTGACCGTGAAAGCCTCATTTGTGGATCCTGATTATGTCTATCTCAATTTAGTCTCATCGGTGTCGATTGACACTGCCGCGACCACGCAATCGGTCCCCACGATTCTGGCGGCGGTCAGAACGGCAATCACGACGTACCTGGAGACGATCAATCGCTTTGGATCGATCTTTGTGCATTCCAAACTACAAAAGGCGATTGATGCCGTCTCCACCGCGATTCGTGGATCATCCACCCTGGTTCGCCTACAGAAACGCTTTACCCCGGTCCTGAGCACCTCAAAAAACTATACGATTGACTTTGGATTTGCGTTGCATCGTGGGGGTCCAGCCAATCGCATGGAATCAACAGGTCTCTATGTCTTAGATGCCACAGGCGTGCAACGTCTCTGCTTCTTGGGTGAAGTGGCAAATTCCTTTACGGGCGTGGATGAACTGCTCATTACCAATCCTGGATTCAGTTATGTGGAGGCCCCGACCATTACCATTACGGGTGATGGCACCGGCGCCACTGCGACCGTGACACTGCTCAATGGGCAAATCGCTGGCGTCGCGCTCGTCTCGCGGGGCACGGGATACACGCGTGCGACCGTGGCCGTCTCGGGCGGCGGGGGCGCTGGTGCCGTGCTGTCT